ATACAAATCATTTAATTCGTCTAATGTAGCAACATTAAATCCACCTATCTTTTGTATGAATGCTTCTTTTGCAGGATGATACTCTAATATATCTGATATTCTTAAAGATAAACATTCTGCCGTTTCTTGTGTTAAGAATAAACCTGCATCTAATATATGTCTTGTAGCGGTATTTGAGTTTGCTGCTGCTAATTTTTGCACACCAACTAAAGCTCTCGAGTCTGGCATACTGCCGTCTCTTGCCTCATTCAATCCGGTTACGTCTCTTATCATTTGTAAATAATAATTGTACGTAGTTATTAATGTTTGCAATTTTGATCCTCCACTTCCAGTCGGTACTTCTTGAATTGGAACTTTTCCAGGATTCATATCGCCGTCTTGCGTAAATGATCTACCTATAATTGATCCTGTTTGGAAGAACATATTTAATGCTTCCTGCGGATTATAGTTTGTACCATTACCTAAATCAACTTCATTAATACCATCAGCATCTAAGTAAACACCGTCAGGTATCATTCTTTGTAATACTTGTTGCATTTTTAAATGCGTCAATTGTACCATATCCGCAAATCCAGTACAACGGCTAACAAGTGATTCTATTCTACCTTTGTACATTCTTGGAGCAGTGATACTATAGTTCATTTTAACTTTAGTCTCATCACTTTTTGGACGCATCATATTTTTTGCTAATTCCCATTTAAGAACTATATCGGTACCTAAAACCATTACTCCTTCATAAAGAACTTCTAATGATCTTGATAACTTTCCAAATTGTTCCTCAAGCATTTCAACAGGTGGATCAAATTGATCGTCTCTAAGTAATACTTTTGAAGCCCCAGTTGAAGTTTCTTTAACTTTATAAACCTCATTCATATAAGTTTTAAAATTAAAGTACAATATTTGAACAACGTTCTGATCTCTATTGTTATTATAGTTGGTAGTATTACTATCCCAAACACCGTAGTTTTGAGAACCTTGTTGTTGTATTCTTTCTAAATCTTCTTGCGCTAGATTTGGGAATTGCTTTTTTAATTCATTAAGTGGCACAAACTTAACCTCTCCAACATAATATATGTCTTGAAAATATGGGTCTTCCGTATAAGAATAAACTAAATAAGCAGGGTCAACATAATCAACCACAACCCCTTCAGATTCTGTAAAGCTATTCTTAATTGCTGCAATACCTAATGTTGCTAAATCATAATATAATCTCTTTTTTGTAAGATCGTATCTATTACCATCAAGTATAGTTTTTATTGCAATTTCTTCAGCAATCTCAATACCTTGTTTATAAGTTAGTTGCATATGCAAGTCTAACTCTTCTTCAGAATCAGGTAACTTTGCAGGAGGGTTTTCAAATAAATTAATACCAAAATTCTCTTGTGCAAATTGATTTAACTGTTCTGTTTGCTTGTCTCTAATAATAGATTCAAGATATTTTGTTCTTTTACTTACGCCATATGGATCTTGAGAATATGCTTTTAATTCAAATTCTCTATCAGCAATACCATTAACTACAATATCTACAAATTTAGATAAAATCGGTACTGGCTTCCAGTCTAAGTTCAAATAAGATAAATCACCGTTTATTGATAACTCATCTTTATACTTTTGTATTGGCTGTTCACCTCTAGCATATAAACGCAAAGCGTGAAAAGTATTTTGATTACTTCTATATCTAGTTGTTCCAGAGTTACTGTCAAACCATTCGTTGGTGATTGCTCTACCAATTTGGCGTCCGTAGTCTTCGGACATCTTCTCTTTGTCGCTAACTACTTGACTTGGAAAAAAACTATTTACTACTCCTTTAGCCATATTATCTTTTTATTATTTCTGATATTGATCCGGTTTGCGCATATCTTGCAATCCTTAAATTTATTGGTGCTTTTTCAATCTTTGCGGTTGGTTTATATAAGTCTTTATTACAAGCCATTATAGCTAAACCTGAACTAATCGCCGCATCAAATTTAGTTCTGTTATTAATATCAAATTTGGCCCAGTCGTTTAAAGTGTCAGAAAAATACATTGTTCCATAATCACCATCTTCATTAAGCCCTACATATCTATCTATATACATTTCTATAGCTGCTGCGTGTGCTTGTTTAACATCTTCGCTTGAATTGGGTATACCTCCAATTTCTTTTTCTGTTACTGAAAGTTTATTCCAAATTTTATCGGGTCTATTCATAGAGTAACCTCTATAGCCTCTTCTTTTAAAATAATATAAAAGTCTTGGTTTGTTATTTTCACATAATAAAGGCATGCCATAAAACACACAAGCCATTAATACATCTTCAAAAAATATCTCTGCTGTTTGAGGTCTTGCTACATATTCTAAAAAGAATGTGCTTGGAGGAGCATCTTCCATACTAAACTTTGTTAGTCCGTGCAATGCACCTTTTGATCCTCTATTATCAGTAGTCCCGGATATATCATAACTATCGCAACCAAATGCACCAATGTGCTCATTACCAGGATACTTTATTCCGTTCTTATTTATATAATTATTTTGTAATTCATATTTAGGTACCCAGGTTATTAAAAATCTACCTTGTGGGTTTGGCGAAAAGATTACTCTTGTATCTTTAACACCGTTTTCCCATTGAAAACTACCTCTTGTTATGACGTTACTATTTTTTAAATCTTCGTTATAATCTATTTGTTCGTATATTTTAGCTAAGTTAAATATACTGTTTTGAGTTTCATCTCGGAAAGCATGTTCTTCTGTTCTTGGAAACTGTCTATAGAATTCATTTAAAGCATCCTGATCGTGTTTTAAACCATCAGATTCATTACCCCAATGTTCTATTACACCTATATCAATTAACTCTCCATACGGGCCTTCTACGGGTTTTTTTGGAGTGTTGAATACAGGTACGCCATAAGAATCAATGAATCCCTCGTAATTCCATTCCATAGGTATGAACAAACTATATAATCCTGAGCGAGTCTGTCCATTGGCGTTTCTTTTTGTGACATCTGAATTTTCATATAAACTTTTAAAATTATCACCTCCTTTGTCTAAAGAGTTTGATGTTGAACCCATCATACATTTACCAATAACTCGACTACCTAATCTTAACGTTGTTTTTGTAACCCTCCAGTTATTTAAAATGTTGTTTGGTCTTTCCCATTTACCACTCTCGTCATGAACTAAAAGTTTTAACTTTTCTCCATCATAAGCATTGTCTCCGGTATTTTTCCAGTCAATAGTTGTATCTAACCCAGTTAATATTTCAACTTTATTATTACCATCTAACTTTCTTCTTGTTAATTTAGAAGCCGGTACACGATAGGCCAACTCGGTTTTAGGACGGTCCATACCGTCTTGAATTGGTTTAAAAAAGAAAGGGTAATTAACAGAAATTGGTACAACCTTATCTGTAAACATTTTTTTAGCGTCGCCACCTGATTTTGATAATATACCATATCTTGAATCACTTGATATTGTTGCGAGGTTTACAATTTCTCCAGAAGCCATAAACGAGAACCCAGAACGTCTGTTCTTAAGATAACACATTCCATAACATCTTGAATCTGCTTTGCAGGCTTCCCAGAATATATAGAATAATCTATTTGATTCTCTAAACTCTGGTTTACCAACGTCAATCTTACTCCATTGGAGATACATATAATGTGAACCCGTTAAGTAAGTTGGCTGCCCATTATTATTAAACCAATGACCAAGTTCTCTTCTGTTGAACTGATCGTCAATATAAGCACCCCACTTCTCTTTAAACGGCTCCGGATAATCTCTCCAATCAAATATACTATTTATAGATTTTAACTCCTTAGGATAGTCCTGTGGAGTCCATTTATCTGTACTCTTATCTATATTAGTTGGGGCTTTAGGCAAAGCTATTTTTAAATTTTGTATTTTGTATATTTCACCTATTTGCCCGGTCTTGCTTATAACAACAATATCGTATTCTTTATTGTACCCATAAGCCCATTTCTTTGCTTTGTTTAATCTAGATATTGTAGTTTCTCTTATTGGCGTTATTACGCTATATAATGATTGCTCGTACATTACTTAGATCTTTTTTCTGCAAACCCTGTAAATTTCTTTTCTTCAGTATCTGCTTTTGGTCGTTCTTCCAATATCCTTTCCTCTTCTTCTATCCTGCTTAGGATTTCAAATGCATCGAATATTGCTAACTTTTTTGTAGCGGCTGCGTTCTTAAGCCTGTCTGCAGATATATCATCTGATCCGTCAAGAATTTTTTCTTCAGCTACTTTTATTAATTCCTCAACCGCCTTTTGCCCAGCTTGGATTATATTCTTCTTCGTCTCCTTGATATTCATATTCAATTGTAATTAAATTTGTGGGTACTCGGTATAACCTCTGCCCTTCTATTATAAATTCATATTCCATACCAGGTTTGAAACCAACTAAAGCCCCCGGTTCAATATTATCATTGCCATATTTTACAACTCCAATGCAAGGTCTTTCGTTATTATCATCAAATATATTTTTAGATTTTAATGGTTTAATAAAACAAAATTTGTCTAATGCTTTCCATTTGCCTTCGCTTTTATAAGCATATATTTGATCCGGATGAACTATATATAAATCTTCTGAGTAATAGTTTTTACTGTTTTTCTCAACGCCTTTGATGTCTCTAAATCGTCTAAATACATTATGATGCAATATAACCTCATCGCCTATTGACATATTTGATTCGCCGACTAGTGGTAAGTTTATTACGATGCCTACTCTATTTGTATATTGATGGTTTTGTAATTCTGTATTTAATAGTAACTCTTGCCCATCAACTTCTATGGTTCCTGTAGTTCTTTGCCCTTTAGGAGCAATTAGATAATTAAATATGCTTGTCATTTTAATATGAAAGATCGTATTCAACAGAAATTGCCATGTTCTTATTAAAGTCTTTCCACGGCATAATAATATCCCCTTTCGCTATATAGATAGAATACTTATCTTCTTCTTCTATTATAGTAGCTATAGTATGACCGCCATACACTTCCTGATTAACAGAATAATGCATGGCGTCATTTTTATAGTCTTTACCGATACTAATCTTCCTTATTATCTGTAACATCAGAAATTTCGCCGGTAGCTAAATCAATATTAACAGCACCGTAAGCGCCTTCTAATTCATTTTGAATTTCACGTAATTCAGACGCTAATACAGATATGTTATGTAATAGTTCATGCTTATGTGCTTCTAATCCTCCAATTTGGATTTGCACATTATTAACTGCATCAACTTTTGTTTTTAACTTTTCTAGTTCTTCTGGGGTAATCTTGTTTTTTACTAATTCCATTTTAATTAATTTGATTGTTTATTTTTTTTCTTTTTATAAGGAAACACTTCGTTAAGTGTCTCTTGCCTTTCATCACAACCGCAATCTATACCAGTTATTTCTGATATTGTATCAACTACTTTTTTAATTCCGGTTGCTTTTGTTATTTTTAGTATTGTATCGCCTAAGCCTTTTGATTCCATGATATTAACATTTCCATCTTCTACGGGCAGCACATATTCTTTTATCTGGAGTCTTAGAACAATCTATATTATGCATATTCATTTGCCCTTTTGATCTAGCGCAATAAGAATCTCTTCTTGCTCCTCCCCCAGGTTGCGGAGCTTTTAAGTCACCACCTGTTTCTTTGTTATACGCGTTTCTACCGGCTTGTGTCATACCGGCGCCTTCTTTTGCTGTTAAAAAATGACGACCCTTACCAGTAGTGGTATGTTGTAATTTTTTAAACGGTGAATTGCACTGAACGTAAGCCATTATCTAAAGTATTTCATTTTTAAAGGAGATTTCTTTACAAAGAAACTATTTACTTTTTTATATGCAGCTGAATCAGGAGGCGTATCGTCCTCTGTCATTTGAGACGTTGGCTTTTTCTTTTCTACAGACTCTGCTTTAGGTGTTTCAGCGGCTTTAACATCAGTTGCTGCAGGTTCAACACTACTTGGAGCTTTTGTAACCGGTGGGGTTGAAGTTGAAGTTGATCCAGCAGGGTTTTTATTTGATTGATCATATGTCCCAGGGATAGTTTTAGTAATCGCCGCAATTTGCATTTGATCATCTGCCGCAGTAGCCGCAGTAGCTTCCGAAGCATTTTTTATTTGCTCTTTACTTTGATCTAATTGTGTTCCTAAAATTGTACCTCCATAACTTTTTGATTGTTCTGATTGTAAAACTGCATTTTGGGCATTTGCTCCATAACCCTTTGCTTTTGTCTCAGCTTGTTTTAATCTAGCCGCATCTTTTGCTTTAGAAATAAAATCACTTTTTGCTGAACCAGTCAATCCGTCTGCTTTTGCTTTTGCTTTAGCTAAGTCTATTTCTGCTCTTTTTGTTTTTCTTGCAGTATGAGTAATAGCTCTGTCAATTTGTCTTCTACCAAATGACGCCATTGCGTCTCCTTCATGGAATACTCTTAACTCTACTTCTTTTCCTGGCTTATCAATAATTTTATTTGTATCTGGTTCTTTTATAGTTGTAGGTTTATATTGCGGATCATTTTTAATTTTCGCATTATGTTCCGCTTTCTGTTGAGGAGTACGACTTCTCCACCAAGCATTTTCATTTGGCACATGTGTTTTACCTGGTATAGTTTTGGTACCACCAGGAACCGTAATCGTTTCAGTAGTTCCTTTTGTTCCGCCTCCAGCTGA